TGAAGGTAACGCCAAACCAGCACGGTAACACCATCGAGGTAGAGATGCACGACAAGCTGTCGGCGTTGCGCTTGCTAGCAAAGCATCGCGGTTTGTTAGAGCCGAACAGCGATGACCAACGCCCTAGCATGATCGGCATCAACGTGACCGGGCCGCAAACCACAACCTATGAGGTGAAGGATGTCAGTGACGAAGATGACGCACAATAATTTTGTGCGGTTTTTTTCTGACTACGTTATCTGCGACCATTGCGGCGAGGAAACGCGTGGCCGGTGTTACGCTGAGACACAGCAAGTTGTTTGCTCTAGTTGCAAGGGCGTGCTGCTGGATATTGATGAGAGCATGACCGATGTGACAGAGGGCATGATGATAGTAACGTATATTCCCGGAGACTTTGATGGCGAGAGCGACTAGAGCGACAGACAGGTCGCGGCGCAGAACCAAGCAGCCGACCACCGAGGTGCTGAATGGCCTTAACTTAGATTTTAGCGAAAGCCCGACCGTATGGGATTTTTTAAACGACAACAGTTTTGTGCGGGGTCTACTTGGGCCAGTAGGCTCTGGAAAGACATATGCCTCGCTGGCCGAGGTAATGTTGCGTGCTGTAAAGCAACCACCTTCGCCAGTGGACAATGTAAGATATACGCGTTTTGCCGTAATCAGAAACAGCTATCCCGAACTGCGCACAACGACCATTAAGACATGGCAAGAGATATTCCCAGAAAACACTTGGGGGCAGATGCGCTGGTCGCCGCCTATCACGCATCACATCAAGCTGCCGCCGCGTGACGACACGCCGGGGCTTGATTGCGAGGTTATCTTTTTAGCGCTCGACCAGCCCAAAGACGTGCGCAAGCTGTTGTCGCTGGAACTGACCGGGGGGTTCATAGACGAAGCGCGCGAACTCCCCAAGGCGGTAGTCGATGGCCTTACATCGCGTGTTGGTCGTTACCCGACAAAGCGCCACGGCGGTTGCCCTTGGCGTGGCGTGTGGATGTCAACCAACCCAATGTCGGACGACCATTGGTGGCATCGCCTAGCGGAGAAAGAGCCTATCAAGGGCAAGTACCCGTGGAGGTTTTACAAACAACCCGGCGGCGTTATAGAGGCTACTAAGGAACACGAACACAACATCTTTGCGGCTAACAAGTATTGGATTAACAACCCTAACGCCGAAAACGTAAACAACTTGCCCGGCGGTTACTATGAGCAGCAGTTAGCCGGTAAGCACTTGGATTGGATCCAGTGCTACGCGGCTGGGCAATATGTTTATGTGCAAGACGGCAAAGCCGTGTGGCCGGAGTTTAGCGATAGCATTATGTCCAGCGATGTGGAGATAGAGCCGGGTTGGCCTGTGCATATTGGGCTTGACTTTGGTTTGACCCCTGCCGCCGTGTTTGGTCAGAAGATGAACAACGGGCGTTGGCATGTTGTGCATGAGCTTGTTGCGTTTGATATGGGCCTAGAGCGGTTCTGCCATCACCTGATGGCGGACATCAATACGCGCTTTCCTAAGAGCGAGGTGTTTATCTGGGGTGACCCGGCTGGTGCAAAGCGTGATGAGATATTCGAGGTTACCGCGTTTGAGCATATGCGCACGCTAGGCTTGCGCGCACAGCCTACCGCGTCAAACGACTTTATGGTGCGCCGTGAGGCTGGTGCTGCGCCAATGAACCGGCTGATAGACGGCAAGCCCGGCATTATCGTAGACCGTAGCTGCACGCGCACCCGCAAATCGCTTGCCGGCGGCTATCACTTTAAGCGCGTTGCGATGGGCGGCGGTCAGGAGCGGTTCAAGGATGCGCCAAACAAGAATGAGCATTCGCACGTTGGCGATGCTTACGGCTACCTGATGATGGGGTCTGAGCATCGCAAGCTAACGCGCAACAGCCACGCAAGCGGCCAGTTTAAGCAGATGACAGCCAAGATGGACTTCGATGTTTTCTAGCAACAAAGACGCAACTATAGTGCCATTTCACTGGGCGCACCCGTACAATATGGACTTGCGAGAGTTTGACAAGAAGCCATTTGACGATGTGCCTAATTACGAAGCGCTGCTAAAGATGTACCAACAACAGGAGCATGCCTATACGGTATTGCATCAGGGCGAAATGATTTGCTCATTCGGGGCTATCAAGCTATGGCCGGGCAACGCCGAAGTCTGGTTGCTTACATCATATCAGTTTGAGCGCGTGCCGATATCAGCTACACGCACAGCCATGCGCTACTTTAATCACATTGCTATCGACTTGCAATTACACCGATTGCAGATGACAGTCGAAGTTGATAATTCGTTTGCAGTTAGGTGGGCATCTGCGGTAAAATTCACTAACGAAGGTCGCATGCTAAAGTATGGGCCTGTCGGTCAAGATTATTTTATGTTTGCGAGGTATTTTTAATGGGCGGCTTGCTATCCCCTAAAACTCCGAAACCACCACCACCAGATCCAGAAATCGCGGCGGCACAACAGCGCCAAGAAGAGCGCCTTGAGGCAGATGAGCAGCAGAAGATGCGTGCTATATCTGCGCGTCAGCGTGCGCGCCGTACAGGCGGCAAGCGCATGTTATTAAGCACAGCGCGTCAAAACGCTGAGACAGGCATTCAATCAACACTAGGTGGGGGCGTGTAATGGGCGGCGTAGTAGGCGCAATCATGGGTTCGCGCAAAAAGAAGTCGGCACCGGCACCAGTAGCTGTGCCAGAGCCAGAGGTAGAGGCCGCGCCACAAGGCGCATCACGCGAACAGCGTGCGCAAGCGGCTTCTCTTAGGTCGCGCCGAGCAGGGCGTAGGTCGTTGCTTGGCGGCGGTCGTTTAGGCGGTGGTGAAGGCGAACAAACAACATTAGGAGCAGGGTAATGCCGAAGGTAGTTTCTAAAGACGGTAAGGCGCGCACATTTGCGTACACAAAGGCTGGCATGAGCGCGGCGAAAGAATACGCCAAGCAAACTGGCGGTCGTGTAGCTGGCGCATCCATGAAAACAAAAATGGCAAAGAAGAAATCTTATGGCAAAAATAGCTGATAAAATTGGCCTTGGTAAACAATACAAGGGCCAGAAAGGCACGCCAACAGAAACCACTGGCCAGAAGATGTGGAAGTTCTACCAGCGCATGAAAGCAAAAATGGCAGAGGATAATAAGAATGGCTGACAAGAAACCAAAGGCCGTATGGGAAAAGAAACGCCCCAAGGGGCTAGGTAAGTCCAAGGGTTTGTCGCCAGCGCAAAAGCGTAGCGCACAGCGTGCCGCTGCAAAGGCTGGCCGTCCATATCCTAACCTTATTGACAACATGAGAGCCGCCCGTGCGAAAAGTACATAAGAACCCCAAGGGCGGTTTGAGCGAGGCCGGACGCGAACACTTTAAGAAAACCGAAGGTGCTAACCTAAAGCGCCCGGTAAAGAAAGGCACTAACCCGCGCCGTGTTTCTTTTGCCGCACGCTTTGCTGGCATGAAGGGCGCGGAGAAAAAGGACGGCAAGCCAACACGCCTTGGGTTGGCACTAAGGGCATGGGGCTTTGGCTCTAAAGAAGCAGCGCGTAACTTTGCGAATAGGCACAAAAAATCATGATGACCCCACAGCAGATATTGAAGCGCCACGACTTGGCACAACGCCGTAAGGATAACTGGCGCCAGATATATGAAGATTGTTATGAGTTCGCGTTGCCACAACGCAACCTGTATGACGGCTATTATGAGGGCGGCGGGTCACCCGGCCAAAACAAAATGGCGCGCGTGTTTGATAGCACCGCTATCAATTCCACGCAGCGCTTTGCCAACCGTATTCAGTCTGGCTTATTCCCGCCACAATCTAATTGGTGCCGCCTAGAGCCGGGGCCAGACATTCCTATAGAGCGCCGTATTGAAGCACAGGCCGCGCTAGATATTTACAGCGACAAGATGTTTGCGCTGTTGCGGCAAACTAATTTTGATTTGTCTATGGGTGAGTTTCTCATGGACTTAGCAGTTGGTACGGCGGTGATGCTTATCCAACCCGGTGATGACATCACTCCCATCCGGTTCACCGCCGTGCCTCAATATCTAGTGTGCATCGAGGAAGGCGCGCACGGTAAGGTCGATAACGTCTATCGCCGTATGCGCATGAAGGCAGAAGCTATTACGCAACACTGGGATGACGCGGAGATATCAGCCAAGCTACAGCGTATGATTGACGACAAGCCTACCGAAGAGATAGAGCTAGTCGAGGCTACTTGCTTAGACTTAGACACGGGCGAATACAATTATTATGTTATCGAGAAAGAAGGCAAGGAAGCCATTGTAGAGCGCACCATGAAGTCCAGCCCTTGGGTTGTGGCGCGTTATATGAAGGTAGCCGGTGAGGTGTATGGGCGTGGCCCACTGGTCACCGCTATCGCTGACATTAAGACGCTGAACAAAACGCTAGAGCTATTGCTTAAAAACGCTAGCCTGTCTATCGCTGGCGTATACACAGCGGCAGATGATGGCGTGCTAAACCCGCAGACTATACGCATTGCGCCGGGTGCTATTATCCCAGTTGCGCGTAACGGTGGGCCACAGGGTGAGAGTTTGCGCATGTTGCCGCGTTCTGGTGACTTTAACGTGTCGCAGATTATTATCAACGACCTACGCATGAATATTAAAAAGATTATGATGGACGACACGCTACCGCCAGACAATATGTCTGCGCGGTCGGCTACAGAAGTGTCGGCAAAGATATCTGAGCTAGCCAGCAATATGGGCAGTTCGTTTGGTCGCCTAATCACAGAAACCATGATCCCGGTTGTCTCTCGCATTCTTGCGGTAATGGATGAGCGCGGCATGATTGAAATGCCGCTAAAGGTAAACGGGCTAGAGGTTAAGGTGCAGCCGGTGTCGCCTATCGCGCAAGCGCAGAACATGGGCGGCATTGAGAAGATAATGCAATGGGTGCAGTTATCCGCATCACTTGGACAAGATGGCCAAATGGCTGTGCGCACTGGCGCTATTGCAGACCATGTGGCTGACAAGATGGGCATACCGGCAGAGCTACGCACTTCACCAGAAGAGCGCCAACAGATGGCAGAGCAGATGGCGCAGATGCAAGCGGCGCAGATGGCGATGCAAGCCGGGCAAGCAATAGAGGAATAGCATGATTGAAGAGGGTTGGGATAGCTTGCGGACAGTAGAGCCGCAAGCACGTTTGACACAGCAAGATAACCAAGACGACATAGATAGGTTATATTTGCGCGTGTACGGCAGTGAGGATGGGCAACAATTACTAACACACCTTCGCTCACTGACGATTGAGCAGCCCACTTGGTATCCGGGGGAAGATGCTTCCCACGGGTTTGCCAGAGAGGGGCAAAATTCACTAGTGCGCGAAATAGAAAAGCGCATGCAGAGAGCGAGGCAGTTATGAACGAACCAGATGGACTGATGGCCCAAGCGCAAGTTGAGGCAGAGGATAACCAGCAGCCGGAAGAAAGCACAATCTCCCACATCCAGCCAGAGGCAGGGCCAGCATCGTTAGACGATGTTACTGTTGCTAATGAGGATGAAGAGGTAGAGTTTGCGAAGCCCGAATGGTATCCAGATAAATTTTGGAATGAGGACGATGGCCCAGACTTAGAAAACTTGGTCAAGTCCTACAACGAACTGCAAAAGAAGTTTTCGCAGGGCAAGCACAAAGCCCCGGAGGCGTATGATGATAAGTTATTTAAGGATGCAAGCATCCCTGACGATGACCCGCTTCTCTCGACATATCGAGATTGGGCGAAGGAAAATGGTATTAGCCAGAGTGCGTTTGACGAGTTGGCGAATAGCTTTATTTCTATGGCACAACAGGAAGAAGAGGGCGCTGAAATCTCTTATCAGGAAGAGCTTACAAAGCTTGGCCCGAATGCTGATGCGACTATTAAGTCGATGACAGATTGGGCGCAGGGTTTGGTGCGCAAGGGTGTTTGGTCAGAAGGTGACTTTGAAGAGTTTAAGATTATGGGCGGCACCGCGCAAGGTCTAAAGGCTTTGCAAAAGGTGCGCAGTTACTACGGCGACCGTCCTATTCCTGTAGACATGACCCCGGTAGACGGCGCGCCGTCTAAAGAGGAATTGAATGCAATGGTAGGCAAGCCAGAGTACCAGACTGACCCAGCTTTCCGGGCAAAAGTTGAGAAGATGTTCGAGCAAGTTTACGGCACGCAAGATTACTCTGCTATCTAAATAATAGCGCGGCTTGCGGGCCGCGCTTTTTTTTGTTAAAATTCATTTGACAGATAACCTTATGGCCTGTTCGACCCGCTTGGGGGCGTAGCGTTT